CATTGAGAAGGAAAATAGGCTATGTTATTGATCATAAGTACGTGAGATGAAATACACTGTAATTACCACTTTCAACGCGGATGGTTATGCAAAGTACGGCCAGCGCATGATACAGACATTTTTACAAAATTGGCCAGTTGATCTAGTTGTGTATGCCGAAGGATGCAAAGTAACTGAGTCATCACCTAATCTTGAAGTACGTGATATTGATGTAGTTACCGAGCTCTCTGCATTCAAACAACAGTGGCAAGGGGTTCCCCGGGCCAATGGCGATGTCAGTGCTGATCCTGTTAGATCAAAACGCAAAGATTCAGGTAAAGGATTCAAATGGGACGCTGTGAGATTTGCTCACAAGGTCTACAGCATTTTCCATTGTGCAAAAAATGCACAGACTGATTGGCTGATTTGGATGGACGCAGACACTGTGTGCCATAGTGCAATCACTCAATCTGATTTGGCAAGACTATGTCCGGACACCGTGGATCTTTGTTTTTTAGGCCGGCGCGGCAAATTCAGCGAGTGCGGATTGTACGCTATGAATCTTCAAAGTCCACGCACAAGAGATTTTTTAACACAGTTTCAGCAATACTATGATAATGCTGAACAGGGTATCTTTACTCTGGCCGAATGGCATGACTCATTTGTGTTTGATGCAGTAAGAAGTCACTTGCCACTGATAGAACTTGATTGGTCAAGCCATTTGATCACAGGCGAAGGCCATCCCTTAATCAATTCAGAGTGGGGTGCCTGGCTAGATCATCTCAAAGGCAAACGCAAGGCCACAGGACGCAGTCCTGCTAGTGACTTAAAAGTCCAACGAACAGAGGCATATTGGCAATGAACTGGATTTACCTTAACAAAAATAACGAAGACCAATACATAGAGATGTTTGCACAAGGCAGTCAGTGTCACACTACTCAGTTGGAAACGTGGAACTATGATGACAGCAATGATCCTATTGTGTTACGTGGCATCATGAAACACAAGATATTCAAACGCTGCTGGCAAGACAACAGACCATTTAGGTACATGGACACAGGATACTTTGGCAACAGAGCTAATTTTAGAAATCCACATGGTGTAAAAATGTGGCATCGAATAGTAGACAACAATTTGCAACACGGAAAAATTATCTCCAGGCCAGATGATAGATGGAAACAGTTTAATATTGATATCAAAGCACGGCGTCGTGGGTCTGATATTGTGATTGTGATGCCTGAAGATAAACCTTGTATTGTGTATGGTACCACAGCTCAACAATGGCTAGATGAAACTGTAGCAACAGTTAAACAACACACAGATAGACCCATTGTGATACGTGAACGAAACAAAAATCGACAGGCGAGAGAAGCTGTACCATTTACCAGTTTGTTACGAGATGCACATGCTGTAATTGTATATAACAGTATTGCCGCTACAGAGTCGGTGCTGGAAGGAGTACCAGCGTTTGTTTGTGCTCCAAGCAATGCAGCAGATCCAGTTGCCAACAGAGATCTAGCCAAAATTGAAGATCCTTGGTTCCCAGATCTGGAGCTGGTGCGTGCATGGGCTTGTCATTTAGCTTATGGTCAATTCCACAACAGAGAACTTAGAGATGGCACGGCCGCAAGGATATTAGAGGAAACCAAACATGTATGAAAGCCACGGGTGGTGGTTCCCAGACACCGAAGATCACTTTCCCAAAATGCTAGCCAAAAGTGTAAGCAAGGGTGGACCAACTGAATATCAGTACCAAGTTAGACGTCGAAGTTTTGATCATGTAAAACAAAAACGTGTGGCCTTAGACATTGGTGCCAATGTTGGGTTATGGAGTCGTGACCTTACAAAACATTTTACACAAGTGATTGCATTTGAACCTGTTGCTATGTTTAGAGAATGCTTGGAACGCAATGTGTTTGCCAAGAACTTGCTTGTTGAGCCAATTGCACTGGGAGACCACGAAGGCATGATCCAAATGATCATTACAGAAGGCAACACAGGACATACTCATGTGGATCCAAACAGCACAGCGGGCGACACAAAAATCACACGTTTGGACAGTCTAGAATTGCCTGTAGTTGATTACATCAAAATTGACTGCGAAGGATTTGAGTATCGTGTGTTGCAAGGTGCAGAACAAACTGTCAAACGCTGCCGTCCTATTGTGGTAATAGAACAAAAACCGCATGATGCATACAGCAAAGATTATGGACAGTTTGCCGCTGTTGGGTTACTGGAATCTTGGGGCATGATTCGACTGGATCAAGTCAAAGACGATTGGATCATGGGTTGGATAAAAAATGACATTAATTGACAAAGAATACCAAAAACAATTGGCCAGCATGCACAGTGGTGGTAAATTTAATCATGGCGCCAAAGCCTACACTGTGGTCAAAGATTTTATCAATCAATATCAGCCTGCCACACTGCTAGATTTTGGATGCGGGCATGGCGCATTACTAGACACAATTGGCCAGCATCATCCAAACATTGTGCTATCTGGATATGACCCTGGCAATGCCAGCTTTGCTAAATTGCCCACCAAGACATTTGATGCAGTTATCAGCACAGACGCTATAGAACACATTGAGCCAGAGTTTCTAATAGAAACATTCAAAACCATAAACCATTTGATGGAACGTTGTGGTTGTTTTAGAATTGCTTGCTATCCTGCCAAGAAAAATTTACCAGATGGTCGCAATGCTCATTTGATTGTGGAGAGTCCAGACTGGTGGCGAAACAAATTAACAACAGTGATGGGTGTAAAGGTCGTGAGCGAACAGATTTCAGTAGTTGATAAAACTCACAAATGGCCGCATGTTCTAGGTTACAACTACGATGTTATCGTAGAAAAGGCATGAACTTTTGATAGATTTGCCCACTGCGGCCATCGGCATCCGACCAGTGTGCAGCCGCTAGGTCGTTGATCCATTGCGATCTATAAACACAGCGGCATGAGCATTTTGCAAATCTTGCAACAATGAACTCTTTGCTGGATCTACCACTGTTACTTTAGGTATGTTTCGAAACTTTCTAAAGTCTTGCAAACGATAAGCACCTGGGTGTGGTCTTACCACTATTGGTCGTTTGGTGTATTCTTTTATCAATGTAATTTTGTTTTCTAGCCATCGAATAGGATCCAATGTTTTCATTGCAAATCCTCCGTCTCTCTGCATGCAGATCAGTACATGTCCGTTTGGCCTAACTACTGGTTGCTCAATCATGGGCACATTGATAGCGTTGCGAATTTCGTTCCACTTGGTAGCATCGCTGTTGTGATTGGCATACTCTGCACGATCATAAAATGGGCCGCCAATGCTGTATCTCAAATAAGTTCCGTGATCATCAAGATATTTGAAACAACTGGCATCAATGCACATTGTTTTCAAACCTTGGCGTTGCTGTTCAGCAATAATTTGTTTACGTAGAGCTATATTTGGTCCACCAGTGTTTGTGGTTGCCCAGCCCAACATCACAGCCAGTCTGCTGGGTGTATATTTGTAATCCCACTCTACTACTACATTACCGCCTGAATTTTTGACTCCGTCAGCAAAACTTTCCAAACATTCAATTTTTCTAGAATGTTTTCGAGGATTGGCAACAGAACTGATGTAAACCACTGCATCAATGGTCATTCAGTATTCTCCATGCAGTGCCATCGCGCATTTCTGGCTCAGTGAACTGGCAATATGCAATGTGCCTGGTCCAAGCTTCTACTTCGTCTAGCGTGGGTATTTTTGGATTTTCAATTTCTGATAATGATTGACTGCATAATGCGGCAGCGGCATTTGGACCCAAAGTAATAGCTGGTTTGCCGCACAACAGTGCTTCGCCGGCAGCAATGCTTGAGTAAGTGACCAGGCACCAGATATCTTGTTGCAGAGCCATTTGCATGGTGTCGGTGGTTTGTCGTACTGACCGACCTTGCTTGAGTCTGACCACTATTTCACGGTCAGTGTGCTGTTTTAAAGTAGCAATGGTTTGATTCATCCACTGTTCAAGATCGATGTCATACAAGTTTAACAGTTTTTGGCTAGGAGGGGCCAACAAAATTTTGGCGCCGTCTTGTCTAAATTTTGTAAGTTGAAGATTGCACTTAGCAACTCGGTCGCCTGGTCTGTCAATTATGGGCCCAAAATTTTGCACATCATTTTTGGTGATGCGGTGAAATGTTTTTTTCTTACCATTACCAAAATAACCAGTGTCAAGATAGTAGAAATCTCTGCCTTGCTGTTTGCACACTGCCATCTCTTTGCGTTTGGTAATACCTCGTAGTACCACCGGAGTCATGTTATTTTCTTCTTTTGTCCAATTGCTGATTCTTCCGCCAGCCCCTTGTACAAAACTTTGTAGTATGGGATCGTACATGTGTCCTTTTTCCTTATACTTGAAATCTCCTGGTTCTGTGGCAATAGCTGCAACTGTATCTTGTTTTAGGCCATGTATGGATTGAATTAAAGTATCTGCTGTGACACCATAGTATTCGCCAGCAGCATCAACTCGATACTTTAAGATATCTCTAAACAATTTGTGTATGTCAGGAGGCACCATGTCTAAAACATGCTGAGGTAATGGTGCTAACAGTTCTTCATCTTCTTCACTCATATATCTCTCTGTTGACAATATTCTGTTAGTAAGCGTTCCTTGTGCCACTCGTTACCTTGTGGAGTGTCAGCAAACTCGTGAAAGCATGGAGTGCCCAAGGTATAGTGCAAGAGCTTGGCGTCGGGGTTTGGCCCGTATTCATCGGGCAACCAATTCCATTCTTTAGGCAGTTCGCCTATGCGAGCATCATCCAACCATGTGAATCTATGCAACTCAGCACCTGTAGCTTTTTGCACAAACTCAGGAGTAAGTTTTCGGTTAGGATAACTGTTACAATTCCACAGTATCACACTGGACCAGTTTTTGCGTGGATAGTCTTCGTTCTTGGCCCCTAAATACTTTTCAGTCATCTTGGTTTTATAGTCATGTTTGACTACCATTACATCTGAATAAGCATCTCGCAAGTTCCAAAGTTCTGCAATGTCTCCACGCACAATCATATCACCGTCAATGAATATTGCCCAACCTATGTGTTGCATGAGATGTGGCACAAGAAATCGTGTGTAGATAAAGTGATTGCTGCCGTCTGTGTGTGTTTCGCTGTAGTCCTTGAACAAATTAAGTGCAACTGGAATGATTGCAACAGGTCTGCTTGAATTTCGAATAATAGAATTTACGCAGGTGTGATATGCAATTGCTTCTCTAGGATCGTATCCTACAAATACTGGTATAATATCTTTCATCGGCGTTCGATATCTTCTTCTACACAGTTTTCCCCAAACTGTATTTCAATCAGTTTGAGTGGACGGTCTGTTTCGTTGCACAATTGATGCCATTCATTGCGATTGATCCAAGTAGCTTCATGCACAGTTAGGTGATCTTTGATGTCTCTATCTGTACTGGAATCTAGTGTGTACACCGTGGCTTCACCTTCAGCCACAAACCAAAACTCTGATCGTCGGTCATGCCGTTGCATGCTCAAACAAGTTTTGGGTGCCACAGTAAGTTCTTTAAGTTTGGTGTTGGCGCCAACTTCGTGTAACACACGATAGTATCCCCAGGCTCGCGAGGTCTTGGGCTTTTTCCATTCTTCAAGAATCCATGAACTGCTATTCTTTTTATCCTCGCCGCCTACACCAAATGCAAATTCTAAATTGCTATCTATCACATCCATTTCAGGAATGTTTTTGTCAGTGCGATCACCACCATTGGCAAATATCAACGTTGCGTCAGGGTAGTGTGCTCGAACCTGTCGGATAAACTCTTTAGCTGAACCATCTGCATCGTCAAATGTGTACACTTCGTCAACCATGGCAAGATTGTTTATCACACACAATCTTTCCGTCCATGGCATGAATGGCCGACCTTTTTTACGAGTCAGCCATTCGTCTGAATTAAGTCCCACAATCAGCATGTCGCCTAAAGTGCGGGCGGTTTTGAAATAGGCAATATGCCCAGAGTGTAGCGGATCAAAGCCGCCAGTTACAAGTACAATTTTCATGCAGGTATTTACACCTGGATGTCTTCCATGCCAGCAGTTCTTAGCCGCACAACATGCCCCATTTGCCACTGTTTGGTATCCAGACCCTTCATGATACCCAACCAGCGATTGCGTAGGTATGCCACTTCGTTGATTATGGTTTCGTAATCAATCACTTCATCTTCGCCATCCACATACTTTTCTGCGTCGCGACTAGTGAGCGCACGGGCATAGCCTTCCAGATACTTTTGGAAATGCTTTCTGCGGATCTTTTTTTTTCAACAATTCCAGCAATGCGGCAGTCTTTTTTAGCGTCAGTTATTTCACGCTCGTAGTGTGCTATAAAATCTGGAATAGCATCAAGATTAGCAACTACTCGACTATACCACATTAATTTTCCCAGTCGTCTTCGTTGGGATCCTCTTCTTCAGGATCCTCTTCTTCGTCGTCTTCTGAGTAATCTTTGTCGTTGTCAAGATATACAGTAAGTGCTCGTTTGATGTCTGAATCACCTTTGAATGCGTTACGAATATCTTCAGCGTCACAGTCATTGTCCATTAGAATTTGAACCACAGTCTCTGCTGCTTCGTTGCGGTCAACTGTGTTTACATAACGCTTGAGCTCTCCCCAAATTTCTGCTGCCACATGTTCACTCATTCTGCTTCCTCCTCGCCGGTACTTACCTCTTCCTTGATATTTCCAAAGTCTTTCATCACAGTGTCAAGGCAGTTGTCATCGTTGCGTTCCCATCCTTTGCGGAACTTCTTGATGATTTCACCATGACTGGTAGTAAACACCAGACTGTTGCCTTCTTTCTTGAGCAGGCCTTTTTTCTCAATCAAGTCAGTTAGTCCTGAGTACGGACTCATACCTGTTGTGTAAGGAATCTTAACTTGCACGCCTTCAAACGGTTTGGCATAGCGTGTTTTCATAACCTTGCAACCAGCACGCGTATGTGTGGTTGGTACAAACCAAACCCACATTGTATGAACCAAACATGTTCACACAGTTACGCACCAAGGCGGTGAGAGCTTTGGGTTTACGTCCTAGATCACCCTTCATTTCGCCTGCATCAAACTGATTCACATCAGTGGGTGTCAACAACATACCCAGTGAGTCAATTACAAACATGACCTTGGGCCGCTCGCCATCTGGCAGAGCCTTGTAGTCGCTCATGAATGTGGAGATAGTTTTGGCCACGTCATCAATCATGGCCATGCTTAGTTTGAGCAATTTGCTGTCACTTGTGTCAACACCAAGTGCCTTGAGCCAATCTTCATCCAGTGCGTTTTCACTGTCAATCAACACCACAAAGATACCTTGCTCTTGTGCGTTCTTCACAATGTTGCCCGAGCAGATATAACTCTTACCTGCGCCAGAATCTCCAGCAAACACAGTTACCTTGCCCAGTGGAATGCCACGGTTAAAGTCTCCTGAAATCAGGTAGTTCAGTGCATAGTTGCCTGTTGAGATCCAGTCTGTTGGATCATTAAAACCAATCGATAGGCCGTCGATTGATTTGGTAATTTCCTTACGAAACTTACTTACGTCAAATGGTTTTCCCATGTATCACCTGTTATAAAAATAGAAGAACACAAGAGGTTGCCCTCTTGTGTTAGTGCAGAGATTACTGCTTGTTTTGACGAGCGCGGATCATGGCCAAGATGTCTTGAGCATTACCGCTTGGCTTGGCTGCTGTGACTGGCGCAGCAGCTGGTGCTGGTTCTTCATCGAACGCATCCTCAGCCGCAGGTGCTGCCGGAGCGGCAACCTTCAGTGCTGGTTTGGCAGCAGGTGCCGGAGTATCTTCTGCATCACCGGCAGCGGCACCACCAGGTGCTGCCACGCCAGCAGGGCGGAAGTATTGACCCCAACGCTCAGTGTCGTATGGCTGTCCATCTACTGATGCTTCAAACATCTCTTTGATGACCTTTAGCTCAACGTCGCCGGGACGCTTGGGCAGGAATGTGCTCAAGTCATACAAGCCGTGAGTTTCAATTGCAGCCTGTTCAGCTTCTGTGAGTGCCGACTCTTTACGAGCCCACTTGGAACTGTTGTAGTCAGCAAAACCACCCTTTTGTGTCTTGGTGATACGGAAGTCCAATCCACGCATCAAGTCAGTTGGCAATTCTTCCAGTTCAGGATCCATCAATGCACCCTTGATTAGAGTAAACAACTGAGGCCCAATGATGAACTTGCGGATGGGATTGTCCGGAGTCTTGTCATCAGCAATGGGATTCTCACGCACAAAACCTTGGAACAAGTATGAACGCTTCTTCCAGTACTTGCGACCCATATCTTCAAGGCTCTTGTCCTTGAACCAAGTACGAACTTCTGCCAGTACCGGGCAGGCGTCTCCCCACATTTCCACGCAGGGTACTTGTACGAATACTTGTTTTGATTCCATCTCTCCTTTGACGCCGTTGAATGGCAATCGGATCATTGCTCGTTCGACCCAGAAAAATGTGTTTTTTGTGTTACCGTCAGGTAGGAAGCGTAGTGTGGCCGATTGACCTTCTTCCATGTTCCAGTGTGGATAAATTGCTCG